GCTCGGGAGTCGGAGCAGGTGCAGGAGCTGGCGCCGGATCTTCTTCGAAGAGATGGCACTGAGCCCAGTAGTCCCAGCTCGAGGCCTTGAATTTCGTCTTGACGACTCCGTATTTGTGGCCTTTAGCCTCGCGGACATATCCGTCGGAACAGTATACGCCGACATGCGTCTTCGTTTTGGCTGTTCCCTTGAAGACCAGGCGGCCGTTGACCTTGTCGAAGGTCTTGATCGCGCCTTTCTTCTTGGCATGGTTATAGAGACCAGTGGCTCCGAAATCCTGCTTCGCATTATATTTCGGAGTGCCGTCGAGAGTGTCAGACCAAAGCGCGCCCTTGATGAGTCCTGCACAGTCATAGACTCGTTGGCCGTACTGTGAAGGGTAGTCTGTAGCCGTGTAATATTTTGGCCAGGACTTTTTCTTAGCTTTGTACAGCGCAGCCGACCCTTTCTGACCGTAGCAAGCGAACCAGTACGGATTCCCGACTTTCGACTTGGCATACTTAACGAGCCACGAGTTTTTCTTCATGATGCTTCGCCGTTCTCAAGCTCTTTCTGATAAACAGAATCAGAGATCTTGATGATGATACCTGCGAGAGTTCCGATGCCTCCGAGAACCGCCGTGATGATCGCGGCAGGATCTCCGGTCTGAACAGCTGCTATCACGCCCAGGATGAACGTGCAGACCGGTGTGGCCAAGAGCATGATCCACTTCAAAGCGATGTAGACGTTGTCAGGTAATTTCATAGTTCTTCCTCCTTTTATTTTTTATGTAAATTTGTAGCGCAAAAAATGACGGCCAGAGCCGTCACGAAGAGTCCTGTGATCAGGAATTCAAAGATATCGATGTCAGATCTTCCCTTCCCTGGTTAGTCTCTCAAAAGTTTCCTTGATATGCTTGTTTGCGACCATCGTATAACTGTTTTTGAATGACGGATGAGCCTCGCAGTATTCGTCATAGGTGTCGCAGTCATCGAGCTGCTGACGGAAGTATTCCGCCGAGTGCTCGATGCCGTTCTTCAGTTCATCCGAAAATCTGAGGATGTGAGTCCTGGCCAAGATCGCTTGATTCATGTCGATCTTCTCGTCCACTTTGTCGATCTTCTTATTTGTTCCGTCTATCTTCGTCTCCAGTTCCTTGAGTTTGTCTTTCCTTGAGAAAAACAACGAGATAAAAAACTGAATCAGGCCGCTCGTGAGAACGGCCGTGACAATAGCTATAATTGCTTCCACGCTCATGACTCTTCCTCCACCTCTGTCAGTGTGTAGGTGATATTCATATTCTGCGAAGCAGTTTTTTCGACAGGGGTAGGCAAATTGCATTTTGTAGCAAGATAAAACTTTGAAATACAAACAGCAAAAGGTCTCGTGAGGTTATAGTCAAAAGCACCGCCCAGACGAGAAAGACCACTCCTGATCTCTGTGAACGGCATACTATACCTGTATGTTCCGCTACCGACATAACCTCCGCCCACGTTTCCGCTATTACATTCATATACGGTCCCGTTGTTGATGACATAATTAGTTGATGCTAAAATTCGCCCTTTATTATTTCCGTTGATTTTTGAAGCGTCCGGAGTAAAAGCACTACACCATTTATACTGGTTATTACTCGCCATTGACAGCACACTTGTGTCGGCAACACTTGCCAGTCTTACCTTATAAACAAAATTTTTATTATCGTATCTCGGCAAATAAGCATAACCATTATAGACGGTAATCTGAAGCGGTACATAATTCGCAAAAGGTCCAACCACCGCATCCGATAAAGTAAAATCGTGATTTGTATGAGTAATAGATTCCCAGTTTGAAAGGTTTATCTCCTCACAATACACAGTAGCAGATGCGGATGTGTTGTAAAAAATCCAGAGTTTTCGATTTACTTCATCGAACCAAAACGCAGGAGCGAGGCCGTTAAAATTAGCACCTATCGAAAGGGTAATCTCTTTACTATCAAAGATTCCCGGATCACCTTTCATTAATGGAGATGCTATTCCGGCCTTCGTATAGACCACAGGATATCTGATTATCGTGAGCTTTTTCGTGGCGTTGGTAGTCTTAAAATAGAAACCGTGCTCATCGATCACAAAAGCAGGAATATTATAGTCGGAAGCATTTACACCGCCCCAGCCGGCATTACCACGAGAAAAAGTTAATGTGCTATTAGTGGATGGAATAAATGGAACCATCTGCTTAAACGCATTTGAAGTAGAACCTGTTCCGGCGTCGCCAACATCGGAATGAGTGAGTCCTAATGATTTGATCACTCCGATTCCTGCGCTGCCGCCCCACTCCCATGCTAATGTGACCGCTCCGTCCGCTATCTGCATAGCATTCGCAAGAGGGTTTCCTCGTTTTACATCGTCATCTTGAGAAGTCCAAGATGTCTGACCTGCGTGTGCTATCACCGGATAACTGTCATCTTCCGGAATGAAATAGTCGTCAGCTGCAAATTCCGATGAAACATCAAGTCCGCTCTGCCCTCCGAAGCAGATAACACCGCCGAAGAGTTTTTCAAACAATGGTGTCAGATCGGTATAATTAAGCACTCCGCACAAATTGCTTGACATGATGTCTCTGACCGCGTTGGTGACCATGTTTTCGCTCTCGATTATCTCGGTCTTCCAAGTATTTGGATTATGAAGGCGTATCTTCAAATGCCCTTTTAACTTCGGGAACTTATTAAAACTAATTCTCATTGAGTCAATACTTTCCTTAATCATGCGTTTTCTCCTTTTAGACTTCTGTGAAGAGCTTTCCGACCATCGTGTTGGTAGTATTCGAATATCTGACATATTTCGCATTACTGGGAACCGTATCTATTGAACCCGTCCCAAAAAATGAAATAAAATTTTTATTCTCATCGTACCAAGCGTTATAGGATGCCGTTGTTATCGGGCCTGCTCTATAAATCGTCGACACATTCGGGATCTCAAGATAATCAGTCGCAGACCATCCAGCATAAGAAGTCTCTGATCCGTTTCGTTCGATGTAAATATTCGGAATCAGAGTTCCATCCCAGAGAGAATCGGTATAATTACCGCCTCCGCCGCCACCATTGTTGAAGATTACAGGATACCAAGCCATTAAATTATCCTCACTTTCACTCTAATATCTGACGCCTGACTCTCAAAAGTCAGAGTTATACTCCCGTCTGTGATCACTATATTTGTAGGATAAACTCCGAACACATTGATCCATAAATTGGCCAATGTGGACGAAGCAGTTATAGCGGCGTTTGTAAAAGTAATAGAAGTTTGGCCGGCTGTAAGTGTTCCAGAGAGCACGATACCTGCTACTTCGTTAATAGCACCGAAGATAGTCTTCGCGGCTGTCTGGAGATCAGCTGCGTACTGTGTGCCTCCGAGCAGCTTGCTGGCGAGTGCGGTTATCGGCATCTTCATTGAAGAATAGCCTGTATCGCTGGCAGGGTTCACCGCCGAGAGCTCCATCAAGTCAGTGTCACTGATCGCTGACACTGTTGTTAGATCTGATATTCTGTAATCGTCTGGCATTTTATTTCCCCTTTACTCTGAAATTCTGCGATATCCGTCTTCTGTGATCCTCTGATATCCATCCTCAGTCACTCTCTTCAAATTCAAGGACTCGATGAACATCTGCATTCTGTCACTCAGCGCCTTCTGGCCGATCGTGGCGATTTCATAGACCTGGATATCATCCGACGCAGCTCCGAACGGAATATCCTTGAACTCAAATTCAATAGACTCGGATATATCCTGGTCGATTCCCATTCCGACGAGAGCGACCGGTCCGATATCTTCTCTGATCTCCAGGAAACCGTCGAAATACTCTTCGCCGTAAAGTCTCTGGCCTTCCACGACGATATGAGCGTTCTGAGCATCGATGACCGTCTGCTCTATTCCGTGAGTGATGATCCTCACCTGCCACGTGTGTCTGAAGTTTGGTGTGACATTTCGGATGACATAGAAAAAGTCACGCGTGATCGAGAACTCTACCGGTTCAAGATCGACAGGAAGGATCTCGCCTTCTTCCTCTCCTTCAGCTGGCGGAAGCTCGACTGATCCAAGAATGGCCGAGAGGCTTTCTCTCGGTTTGTATGAGACGAGCTCCTCGTCGAGATAGTATCGGAGCTCATATGAGCCTGCCTCACCAAGACTCCTGAGCATGTCGAAAATGAATTCGTGCATGATCTTGACTGTCGTGGTTTGAGCAGAAGTGAAAGACACAGACGCGAGCGTGATCTCCTGCTCGCTCCCGAACTCGATCCTGTCGAGATTCGTGAACGTGTAGAACGTGACCTCGTTCTGTGTCGTGTTGTTCATTAGTCCGACGATATTCTTGTCGGTCTTACCCTGAGCAGACTGCAGAGCAGGATTATCTCCGAAACAATTAAGGACTACCGTCTTGTTATAGGTGTAAGACAGCTGCATCACAGCGCCTATGCTGGTACCTTCCGAGTAATCATCCGGAAGGGAGATGACATCACCGAGGTCGAGAGCTATGAAAGCAGGAAGCGCACTCATCTTGAAAGGCGTGTATCTCATTTTCTTGATCGCATTCACGATCGCCAGCGCTCTGCGTTCCCTGGCATCCCAGACACCAAGCTGTAGAAACGGCTGAGCTCCGAGATTCATGCTCTGCCCTTGACCGTCTCCGATGGCTCTAACCATCTTGGCTTCGACATCCGTAAAGACAACCGTATCATAATAGGTCTCGAAATCCGAAAAAGATGACCCCGTCATCCTTCGGTTCTTCGGAATCGTCACGACGGGAGTATCGTCGAAGCTGCGGAGCTTCCACGTTCCATCCTTAGCCGCATATGCGAAACCACCGACCATCTGAGCCAGAGCCGAGAGAAGATCTCTGAACGTTTCGAAATTGGCTTCTTCGTATGGAGCTATGATCTCATTCCCGTTCGGGAGAGCTTCGCATTCTTCCTGTGTCATTCCGAACACGGTGCCGGTCTCTCCGGCTATATACTGGCAGAAGCCATATATCGTCGAAGATGTCTCGGAGATATTGAGAGACTTATCAAGTTTTGACATCACATCATAAGCTGTTATATCGATACCTGCAGCCGTCCAGAGAGCCTCCGAGACATAGAACTTCCCGATCGGGATATCTTCCCAGATCGGCTCCTCGTTCTCGTCATAGCCAAGCAGGAGACCGTCATTGATGACGATCTTTTTCTGATAATAATCACCACGGTTCAGGAGATCCCGAAGCAGAGTGAATTTCAAGGTCCCGATATATACGGAACCGACGAGGACATTTTTCTGAGTGCACTGGTTCTGGTACGATACGCCGATGACGTCAGCCTCCGAGAAGCTGACGCCGTCGATAGTTCCGGTCAGACGATGAGTCTGCACCTGGTCGAGCATCTTGGCTCTGTAGCTTTCCGAAACTAAATACATCTATTTAATACTCCGTTACATTTACCGAGCAGGTATAGAGTCCATCGATGGCCTTGAGCCATTCCGAGCCCTCGACGAGCTCCTCTGAGAAGTCCCTGACGCGGACTGTATATGTTTTCCCCATATACTCCATCGTAGTCGCTTCCTGTTTGCAGATATTCTCAAGAAGGTCATGCTTGGCCTTCGAGAGATCGAACGAGAAGCTCCAGGACAGTTTCGAAGGTCGAACCACGACCACGAGATCCGTCCCGGCCTCGCTCTGGCTGACATTCTCGATCGCCTTTGAGTTTTTCTTCGGTGTCTTCGGGTTCGGGAAGATCTCACCGTTAAATTTCAAATACTCGCCTAACATCAATGGCCTCCCGAGGTATAGTTATTTCTGTCGATAGCATCGAGCACGATCGTATCGATATGCTCTGAGCCCAAATAGACAGGTACCACGATCTGCAGAGGTCCAGCGGCTGCTCCTGCAGGTACCGCCTGAGCGGAGATGGCCTGTTCGATCCTCGAAAGACCGCCTGTGTAGTCGACTGTCTGCTGGACAGTTGACTTCGTGGCGATATCGTAAGAATCGGTCATTCCGCTGTCTATGATCGCGGCTGTCTGGCTGACTGCGCGTCTGAGTGCGTTCTGCTGACTGTTCATCGACTTGATGAAGTTCTGGACCATGTCAGAACCGGATTCCGAGAAATCGGAAAGAGGACCGAGATCAGGCTCCGAGAAGTGGAGATAGCTTGCGATGGTCTTGGCCACATTGGAAACCGCTGAAGTCAATTTTCCGACCATTCTCTTGATTCCATCGATGAAGCCCTGGATCATGTCGGCGCCCCAGTTGGCAGCTGCTGATATGATCTTTCCGAAAGCATCACCGAAAGACTTCAGGAGCGCATCCTTTCCGTCTCCGAGGATATACTTTCCCATCTCTGCCACGAGAGAAACGAGCGCCTTGATGACGGCTGCGATGATGGCAGGGAGATTCTTTACCAGTGAGGTAATGAGAACCACACCGGCCTCGATGATCTGAGGCAGTGCGTCACCCGTCAAGAATTTGACCATAGCCATGATGATCTCAGGGAGACGCTCTATCAGCTTAGGCAGATAGGAAATCAGAGCACCTGCCAGAGTAGTGATCAAGGTCAGCGCGGCCTGCAGGATCTGGCTCAAACAGTCGCTCGACAGGAGCGTCTCTACCAGAGTCATGATGGCATCGATCGCGGCCGGGATCAGAATAGGCAGCGCGGTAGTGAGTCCATTTAATAGGCCAGTTATAATGCTCGTCGCGGCCATCGTCAGCTGTTCGATGCTCTCAGGCGAAAGGAACGACTCTACCAGTGTCATGATGACCGACAGAGCGCTCTCTAAGAGCATAGGCGCGTTTTCTACCAAAGCCGAGCCGATGGTAGTGATGAGACTAACCGCCAGCGGAATAATGACAGGCAGCAGCGTAGTCACAGAATTCACGACGGACTGGAATAGCGTACTGAAGGCCGAAATGAATGAGTCTGCGTTCTGGCTTATCGAGCTTGCGACCTGCTCTATGATGGTTCCGAGCATCGAGATCAGCTGAGGCGCCACGGCGATCACCGCCGGGAGCAGAGCTGAAATGACGGACTGAACGACCGAGAGGATCTTCGGTGCGTATTCTTCGACCAGGGCAACAGCTCGAGGAGCGAACTGCTCTATGATGCCTCCGATCGCGCTCACGTCTCCACCGGCCTCGGATAGAGCCTTCGACAGATCTCCCATGAGAGAGACACCGTCACCTGACATCTGTGTAAGGATCGGCAGGAGAACCGAGCCGAAAGCATGACCGACAGACGTGGCCATATTACTGAGCCTGTCGAGATTATCCTGGAACGCATTGAAGCCCTCCAGTGTTTCTCCGCCCATTACATAGCCGACATCGTTTGCTTCTTTTGCGAGGTCTCTGAAAGCTCCGGAACCTGCCTCGATGAGAGGGTTCAGTTCTTTTGCAGACTTTCCGAAGACCTGCATCGCCATCGCATCACGCTGAGTCTCGTTCTCGATCTTCCCAAGTGCATCGATCGCCTCCCAGAAGACGTCCTCAGTCGATCTCAGCTGACCGTTAGAGTCTTTGACACTAATACCAAGAGCAGAGAAGCCCTTCTGAGCAGACTTGGAACCGTCTGCAGCTGAAGACATGGACCTCTGCATCTTGGTCATGGAGCTTGTGATCGTAGAGGTTTCAACGTCGAGCAGATTTGCCGCGTAGTTGAGCTCCTGAAGAGTCTTAGTCGAAAGGCCAGTCGTCTTCGAGAGCGTGCTGACCTCGTCAGCGAATGCGGCCGTGTCGGTCGTAGCCTTAACGAGCGAGCTTCCAGCCTTAGCCGTAGCCGCAGCAACAGCCGTCCCGACAGCTGCCGCCGTAGCGACCACCGCCTTGAGTGCCTTTTCTGCTACTTCTCCGGCTGTCTTAACAGCCTCCCCGAAGTCTTCTGACGAAGATGCTGCATCATCCAAACCGTCTGAAGCAGATTCTGCAGAATCTCCAGTCTCTTCGATGCTGCCGCTCGCATCATCCGCCTCTCCGCTCAGCTGATTGAGTGTGGCTCCCGTCGTGGCGATTTCCGCCTCGAGCTCTGCCATCTGGGAAGTGGACAGTCCCATGCCCTCGACCATCGCAGCAGTCGCATCTTCATGGACCTGCTGCAGGATCTCCATCTTCTGGGAAACTGCTTCCGTCTTATCGGCGAGAACAGCTTCACGTGCCGCCAAGAGATCCACGTTTGTCGGATCTAACTGCAGAGCCTTGTCCAGGTTCTTGAGGGCAGCATCGTCCTTCTTGATCTGAGATTCTACTTCCTGGAGTGACTTAGTCAGTCCCGAGGTCTTTCCCTCGATCTCAATTGTGATTCCCTTGATAGTGTTGGCCATCTTTTCTCTCCATTAGCTCCCCGGGAAGAGCGTTCTAATATCTGCCTGAGTCGCTTTCCGCGGCCAGTCATAACTGTCGTTTGCTCTTTCTATGAGGAGTCCGAATATCTGTCCGGCTGAGTAGAACCGAAGATCCTGCTTCCTTATTCCCAGCTCCAGAGCTCGGAGCTGGAATAGAGAAGTAGTCATCGGTCTTGTTGTCTCGCCGGACTTTACGCGTTTTTTACTGACTCAGGTGTCTCCTGATCCAGGTTTACCTTCTTCCAGATCGCCTTTGAGACTTCGGGATCTAAGAAGACAGATGCGTCGCCTTCAGCTAAAAAGCTCATATAGTCTTCATAGCTGCCGTTATAGTCTTTTTTATGGAGCTTTGTTCCTATGTATGCGATCCTTCCGGTGTACTTTCGCATCGTGGCGCCCTGTTTGACTTTCCACTCCGTCATCATTTCCTCTTCTTCTTCGGAAAGTTTGTACTCTTTTGGCATAGCTGAAAGCCGCTTGATCTTCGGGCTCGGTCTCATGCCGGAAAGGATCTGAAAGAAATCTTCATGGAAGACTCTTTCAAACATCTCATAGAAAGCTCCGTTGATTTCTACTTTATTAACATCGAATTTCATACTGTTTTAACTCCTTTAGAAAAAAGGGAGAGAGCCGAAGCCCTCTCCCTTGAACGATTCACTGAATCACTATCAGCTCTCTCCACCGTCGAAAGTAGGTGTGTAAACCGACTGATAGAAGCTGTTATAAGCAGCCTGGTCAACATTTGCACCGGTGAAAGCCTTGACGAGATGGCACTGCTTTCCATCGATGACCTTGACGTCTGTCTGAGGCATAGCCTTGAAAGATACGCTGTTCGTCTTCGGCGTAATGTCGCCATTAACGTCAACGGTCTCAGAGCTTACCTCCGGACGGGATGCGAGGCATACCTTATAGAAGACATATCTGTTCGGGTTGACATCTGTCTCAAACTCGAACATAAGAGCGAAATAAGAAACTTCGTCCTTGTCTGTCTCTACGATGAAGCCCTTGTCATCAACGTGCTCGCCGTTGACGTCGACATGGATGTCGTCAGGGATCTTCGCACTCTCGAAGTCGCCCTCGTAGCCTCTGTTATTGCTGATCGTGTAGTAAGCACTGTTATCAGCAGAGAAAATAACAGGAGCACCTGAAGGGCTGAGCGCGATATTGACTGCACCGGGCCACTTCTTTACCTGACCGTAAGAGCTGGTTACGACACCAGTTACGGGATCAGTTGTTTCAGTGAGCTTGGCATAGTGAACGTTTGAAAGTCCATAAAAGACTTTTGGCTCATTAGGCATTTTTTATTCCTCCTAAAAATCTGATATCAAAATCGGTCTCACAGACATGCTCTGAAGAATCATCGATGAAGTTCACGCTATAAGTCAGCGGTACCTGATCAAGGACACCCTTGAGCGTATCTATAAGAGACCAGTCGTGGACCTCGCTCTCGACCAGTCTGATCCGGAGCGAAGTTGTTTCTACGTAGTTCTTGTTATCTGCAGCGAAGTTCGGCTGCTCAATGTCTCTAATGACGACATAAGGACAGACCGTCCCGACCGGAGCTTTTCCGAGCGATACATCAAAGTCTGCATTTTCTAACATCGTTTTGAGTGTTTCGATCGTCATAGTGCCTCCGATAGTCGCTGGACCAGCTCTTCCTGCACCCATTCCTCTACCTGTTTGATGTGAGGCTGTGCAGCAGCTTCTCCAACCTTCTGCCCGTTGACCACTACATCGTGACCATTTTCGAGCAGGTGTGTCAGTCTGTATGTCGGCGCCTTGTTATATATCGTCGCATGACCGTACCTGTCGCGCTTGACGGCCCAGTTTTTGGCATATTCACCGCCGTGCGGAGCTCTCGGCGAAGTAGCCTTCAGCTGATTGGCTCCGTCCTTAGCCGTGACATTGATGACAGACTTCATCGTCTCGTTCACGTTCGTCGTGTAGTTCTGGAGTATCTTATTCATTTCAACGAGTAAACTATCCATTTCCTACCCTCCTCCCGTAATAGAGTTCGATCCAGTCAGCATCACGCTCATAGGTGCGATATATGGAAAACTCCTGCCCGTTGATGGACAGGAGCTTCTCGCCATTGTATTCCGCGACGTTCATCTTGATAACGCCTTGAGATCTTATCCCGGCCTGATCAGCCGCGAAGAACTCATTCTGATAGACACTGCTTTCAGTTCCGACACACTCGGTCTCTGTCGGAGTCGGGATGTTCTGTCCAGTAGAGTCCTTAGTGTAGGTCTCACCGATCAGTTTGAATGTGATATCCTTGTCCATTTTTTACCTCGTGTGTTTCGTGCAGATTTTCGCCGTCATGATTCCGTTCCTTCGGGGATAGCCCGTTCGAACGTTCTGCAGTCCAGGCGGAATTTGAGAGACTGCGGAATAGGTGTCGGCTCACGTCTTGACAGCCACTGCCAGCGTGCATAGTCGATAACGAGTTCCGCGTCTCTGTCGTTTGAGATATCGACCTCTTCACCGATCCACTTATTGACCTCCGACTGTGCGACTGAGAGAAGGCTCTCGAGTCGCGTGTCGTAGGCAGTAGAGTTGATGATTCCGATATCGATCTTCAAACGAACTAAAAGGACGTTGCTCATGGGCTTACCTCATTTCAAGAGCAGATCAAGACTCAGGATCGTCCTGTCCTGCGAAGGTGACCTCTGTAGTAGGTGCGGAACCGTAACCGATAGCACCGAAAGCCTTAGCGACTGCAGGCTTACCGTCTGCTCTCATGACGCCCTTGATGACTGTCTGATCCTCGATGAACTTGCACTCATTAGAAACAGAGATCGTCATCTCCTTCTTGATGAGGGCTGCATAGAGATCGAGATAGCCGAAAGCGATGTTATTGTCCGGAACGAAGCTGAGGACTACGATGTCGCCGCCATCAACGGGCATTGTTCCGTCAACACCTGCAACGATAGCACCTGCAGCGTCAAAAGCGACTGCTTCGGACTTGAGGAGACGATATGTCTTCTCGTTCATGATCCATGTGATACGGCCGCGGCTCATCTTGCTGTCAGCTACACCACCAGCGAGAACGATAGCAGCAAAGAGATCCTTGCCCTTCTTGTTAGATGCGATCGTTACGAGCTGAGAAGCTGTGTCCTTGATACCAGTAACGAAACCAGTAGGCATCTTGACGCCGGTACCATATACGAAAGCCTTATCGAGTGCGAAACCGATAGCCTGGAGGAGAGCATCGGAGAATACATCGAGGAGATCGATGTCGGAATCCTCTACCCTTGCGTTGCAGATAGCGAAGAAACCGCCGACCTTATAAGTGTCGAGTTCTACGCTTCCGAAGCCCAGATCGAGCTCGTTAAGTGTAGCGCATGCTTCTGTCCAGATAGCTTCAGGAATAGCACCCTCTACAGGCTGTCTGCCGTTGTTCTTTGTGAAAGAAGCGCGGACTCTGCCGTAGAGCTTGGAATACTCAATGACATCCTCACGAATGAGATCGAAGATGGATGTTCCGATGAATACCTCTGCACCTGTGACGGTTCTCTTCTCCTTAATGAGAGATCTTACGCCCTCAAGTGTTGCCTTTACGTCTTCACGCTGCAGGAAAGCCTCGCGCTCAACGCTGTTCATTCTGTTCAGTGCTCTTGTCTTAAACATTGTTCTTGAATTCCTTTCTTTCATATTGACTCCTTCAGGAGCCGGTTCTGTGTGTGTAGGTTCAACAGGAGCCTTCGCTCTCTGCTGGTCTTCTACAGCCCCGAGTTCCTCTTCCATTTCGGAAACTTCCTTCTCGAGGTCTGCTATCTTCTGATCGTTCTCAGCCTTCTCAGCATCGAGAGCAGCCTGATCGTTTTCGATGGCCGTTACGGTCTCCTCAACAACCTGCTTCTCTTCGTCTGTGTTTGCCTCATCGATCGCCTGAGCAGCTTCGTCTGTTCTCTTCTGGAGATCAGCTGCTCTTGTCTCGAAGTCGGACTCTTTAGCGCGGAGCTCTTCGAGTGCCTTCTTCGAATCGTTGATCTTCTTACGAAGCATCAAAGCTCTAAGCATGGATTTATTCCTCCTTGTTTGAATTGCCGAGACGCTCGTGCATCTTCAGCTTCCACGCTTCGTCGGCGCGCTTCTTGAGCTCGTCGGCGTCACGGTGTCTGGCTGATACACTCGTCTCCTCGTATGCCGGGAATGTGCAAATAGAAACTTCAAAGAGCTCGACATCCTTGATCGTCCAGTGGATAGATCCGTCTTCGCGGAATTCGGTTTCCTCGTCACGGATCAAGAATCCGATAGAACACTGGTCCACATCGCCACGCTTAACACGCTCGTAAGTGTTGACAGCGTCAGAGTCTTTCGGATTGACTCTGATACGTCCCCACAGACCATGCGAGTCTGGCTTCAGCTCGAGCGTGTTGGCCTTAGTACGTCCGAGCACCAGCGTGGTGTCATGGTTGGTCAGTGCTCTGATATCGTTTCCCATAGAGCTGTCAAAAGCTCCGGGAGCGATGGACTCAGATGCGCCCTCCCACATTTCATAGTTGCTATTAAAAACGGAGAAGTAGCCTTCAATGATCTGCTCTTCTCCGTCTTCCCTCGTCTGAAATTCTCCCGACCTCAGCTGTAAAACTCTCATGTCGGGATGTTCTTCAAAAATGGATTTACTCATTATCGTTTCCTCCGGTCAGTTTGCTTTGATTCCCTGACATGCTTGCAGGGATATAGTTCTCAAGAACCTTCAATTCATCGAGGCCTTCTCTCGGCTCGAGGTTGATCCTGTCTCTTGCTTCGTTTCCTGTTACCCAGCCACGGTCACCCATCGCAGTGAAGACGGATGTGATTTGCTGGAGATCCCAGTCGAGCAGCGCCCAGACGTTACCTTTGATATACCAGTTTGGTGAGAGCAGGACGCCCTTCGTCATGGTCTGCTGGATCTTATTGACGATTGCGCGGACCGTGGTCTGTATGAAGTTATTAAATTCGTCCTTCTTGAAATCTCCGACTCCGACCAGGAATGACGGGACGCCCACGATGGCCGCGGCTGTCTCTTTGTTCAGCTTCACCGTGTCGGAAATCGCGAGGTCCTCGAGTGTCAGAGGTTTAACCGATGTTACGTCCATCTCACCTGCAGGAATGATCCAGGGCTCACCGCTCCCGGATGTCTTCAGATAGTCCTGAGCGATGTTCTTTCGGCCTTCAGGTGACTGGAACTCTTCGCCCATCGCCTGGACCTTAACGATCAGAGGCGGCTTATACTCCGAAGACATGAACGCCTTCTCGGTGTGCGCTGCCTGTTTGAGGTTCGCTGCGATGTCCTTGATCGCGACTCTGATTCCGGTACCTTTCCACGGGTAATTCTTATCCGGATGCAGACGAAAATGAAGAAGATCGCGCGGATCGTATCTGATTCCGTCTATATATATCCAATAACCATAGCCGAGCACGTTGTCAGGCATGAAGCTGACGCGGTCCATCGGAACTACTTCGAGATCGCGAAGATATCCGTTTTCAGTATGAGGTCTCACGACCGCATTTCCGTCTCCATAGAGGAGCATATTCATGGCGATGGACTCGTAGAAGTCAGCCCTCGTCACATAGCTGTTTGGATCGATGTCGATCTTTCTCGAAAGCTCATTGACGATCCGCCTGTCTCCGCTCTCGGTGTTCTCCATGATATGCCATGAGACGAGACCGACAAGAGAAGCTATCACCTGGCAAGCTGTCAGGATGGTCGGATCTTGGTCGAGCGATGTGTAGCCAGCGCACTCGAGCGTACCGTCACGGATCAAAGCGAGGATCTGCTTCTCGACTTCCTTCTTGGCGGCTGCCTTCGCGGACTCGTCACTCCGCTTCTTTACAGTCTTTTTACTCATTTACTTCCTCCGAACCACGAAGAAGTCAGATTTGGCTTCTCCAAGTCATTCAAATATCTCACGCACGCGAAAACAGATGCGTCGAAGAGATCGATCCTCATCTTCGGCTCGATCTTCTCAAACTGGATCATGTCGTCGCTCTTCTCTATGGCCTTAACATTGGCCACGCAGTATTCGAAAGCCTCGGAGTGTAAATAGTAGAGCTTCTTATCCTTCGCGGCTTTCTCTATGTGTCTGAATCCTTCAGACTTGACGTAGTAGTATTGAGGTTGGTCGATGACATTGAAGTTCGCCTTCTTCATACCGATGACGTATTCCCTGGCAAACTTCCGGTCGTGACCGACCTGCACGATCTTGAATCCCTTGTTCCTCATCTGGATGAACCACTTGACCACGTCGTCCGCGTTCACGGTCGGTGTGTTGCATAGTGTCAGCCATCCGTCATCTCTCCATCCGAAGAGAGGGATCTGATCTTCTTCGGCTTTCTTGGCTGCAGCTGTGACCGGGAAGAATCCGTGAGTGATGATGATATCCAGATT